CAAAAAAGCCTCCCGCTTTTGCGAAAGGCTTTTTTGCTATCTGATAATCAGTATTTTATAGAGAGCCACTAAAGGGACTCGAACCCTCGACCTGCTCATTACGAATGAAAAATTAAACGGAATATATATTATTGTTAATCAATAATATACAGATAATGAAGTAATTATTCGTAAAACATTTTTGAAACGCATTTTTTTATTATTGATTTTTGTGAAACTGGAGTAGTATAATTTCCAGTCAATTCACTCTAAATTTATTCAAAAAAGCCTTGATTTATGGTCAAAAAAAGGCCATCATTATGTTTGAAAAATTATTTTTGAACACAATTATAATTCAAAAGTAAAAAAAATCTTTGATTTATTCAAGTGATTTTTTGTTCCTTGATAAAACTTTAAAAAATGACTAAAAGCCAGGGAATGATTAAAAAAGCTTTCAGTGGCTCCATTTTAAAGTGTTTGTACAGAATATTTAAAAATCTATACCTATGGACTTGGATGTGTATAGAAAATCCGAAAATCTATACACAACAAAAGACCTTCTACTGCGGATTATTTTTATTGAAAATTTTCAACTGGCTGATGAGTTTCTTGTTTTCAGTCTCAAGAATATTCATTTGTGATTTTAAACTCTCATTCTCCTTCATTACCTGTGTGATCTGATTCTGCAAATTACAGTTTTCTTTTCTTAAGTCTTCTATCTCTGCCTTAAATCGTAAATCCATGTCCTCACTAAGCTTTCTCCAGATTGAGATGGCTTTTTCAACATTGTCCAGTTCTGAGGTTTTAGCATCAGCATTGTTTTTCCGGCGTGCGAAAAACCATGCTGCAAGAGCCGTAACAATGGGAGTGAGGAGGCCGGTAATTGATTCCATTTCGTTTTTATTTCAAAAATATTTGTACGTCTTTTGGGCCAAAAGGACAAAAAACCCGGCCTGGTCGGGTCGGGTTTCACAAGTCAGGATTTCTTTTCCTTGATGTTGTCCTTTGCTTCAATAAGTCGCAGCGCCATGGAAATATTGGTTTTGTTCAACTTCTTGTCATCTTCTTTTTTTCGGTATTCCGAATACATCAGATTAAACTCTTCCGTGCTGAAGTCAAACTCCCTACTGAAGTCAGTATCGGGATCAATCTCTCCCTGGTAAATCACGTCGGGCTTCACTTTTACCTTCTCTTCTTTTGAGAGCCGTGTTTTATCCAGGATACTCTTTCCGATCATCTGTTCAGAGGTGTTACCTTCTGAAGGCAAGAACTGAGCAATACTCAATCGCTCTGACGCTGTAATTTTAATTTTCATTCTGCGTTGCCCTCCTCAATAGCGATTAGTTCAAGTTCATTTTCAATTTCTTCAATAATTGGATAAAGCTCAACAACACCCTTATTCCCGTTAATGGTTGTCGATTTTTGCCCGTTTGATTGCCTTGTTATCGAAATGTTGCATGATCCGGCTCCCGGCGTAGCTGGAGCAGTTCCCGGAATAATGCAATTCGCATTAATACTCATAGGTGTTTCGCCTACGTTGTTTTCGAAGTTGAAGTTTACTTCAACTCCTGTGATTTTACCAACTCTGGTAGTAATCAACCTCTTCTTTTCTGAAATTAGTTCCATGTTGAAAATTAAATTAAAAATTAAATTGAGTCATAATTTGATACTATAAAATCTATGCGATAACCATAATCAACTTGTACCCCAATTGTTCCGCTGTAATTTCTGGCGTAGTCTGCTGTTGTTATTTGTTGGGTGTGAATTAAAGTGCCGGCGGCATTATAAACCCGCGCTTGTATGTTGATTCGTTTTGTGTAGGGTTGGAAATTGGTTGCTGTTAAATTGGTGATGTTGCATGTGAACGCTTCATTGAAGTTAATTGAAGATGTGCCCACAACAAATAAAATACCCACTGTGCCTTGCTGACTTGTAGTCGGGTTACTGATCATTGTTGCGGTTATCGTCCATGCATCTGTATTTGGAAACATTGCCAGCTCATTTTGAGCGGAATCGGATAAATAAATTCTGGAGTCAAGTGATTTGGTTCCATTAAAGCCTGAAAGACTAATTGTAACCTGCGGAATAATCGGGTAAGAGGTAAGATATATACCTAAGGGAACAGTGGTAGATCCCACAACATTCGCCCCGTCTCTTACTACCCACTTAACATGAGTTGCGGCCATCATCGATGCAAAATCAATTTCGCCTCCCTGCAGGCCGGTTGACAATATTTTTGTTGTGTCCGATGGGGTATAGGTGAATGAAGTTGGTTTTCCGGACATAAATCCTGGTGCAATCGCATTGTGATTATATCCGCAAAAATTACTCATGTCATAAGGATTTGAAATAATAATATGTACCAGCATTCCTGCATGTATCTCGTGCTTCCATGGACCAAAACAGCTCCACTTATTTACTTTGCTGCTGGTATAGATTGTTCCCAGGTCATTGCTCGATTCACCTATTACATCCCTGATTTCAGTTGGAATGTCCACAAGACTGCAGTCGATATAATCTGCCCCGACAATAATTCCATCGGGGCCTGGAATTGAGGCTGAATTCTTTAAATCCTGTCCTGTACGTCCACCAAACGCATATCTCCTCTTATAACCGGCCATTTAATTGTTGTTTTAAATTTTCAATTTCAACCTGTTGTTGTTTCATCGCCTCCACCAAAAGCGGAATCAACTTATCCGCTTTGTAACCTAAAAATTCGGTACCCCAAAGTTTACCGGTTGCCTCGGGTAATATCAGTTCAACATCCTGGGCAATCAATCCAACATCGCGCCTGGATGTATAAGATCCGAGTGTCAGAGCCTGATCAGTATAATTGAAAAAATACCCGGTCAGTGATTTTATTTTTGCGATCGGATTGGTAATGGCTTCTAAGTCAGTTTTTAACCTGCGGTCGGATGCGGTGTAAAATTGGATTGTGCCTTGAACCGTGAAATTTCCGCTACAACCCCAACTGCCATGCAGATATCCTCCTCCGGTTGCTCCATTATAAACCTGAACTGCCCAATTTCCATATGAATTCAGCAATCCCATGTTTCCGTTTGACTCTGCGTACAAAGCTCCTAATGTTGCACCCTCGTGTCCGTTCTTTAGCCAGATTCCCTGCGTCCCGGCGTACCCGATATTCCAAAACCCTCCGGTTGAATAAAAGTGGTTTGATGTTGCCTGGTTGAATAATCCCACGCCTGAGTTATTGGTTCTAAACCATCCGTTGTTATAAATCTCTGTTGCTGTTATCGATCCTGAGATCGTTCCTCCCGTCAGTGGTAGGTAATCTGATCTGCCATTTAATAAACCAGCGTTGTCCGCATGCCCGACGTTTACTGGCGACGCGTGATTGGATGTTAACTGCCAGTACGTCCCGTCCCACGTATTTGACAACCAGAAATCATTAGGATGCGAAACTGATTTAATATATGTTGCGTAGGCTACCGACTTCGCTGCGTCCGCTGTGTTATCTGCGCTTCCTAGTCCGATCTCCGCCTTGGTGTAGGCTGGCTTTGTTGCCGCTTTAGCCCATGCAAAAATATCAGCACCTGAATAATGCGCTGACTGGCTATGGGTGTACCCGCTGTTCCAATTTGCAATCCGGGAGTCGCTATCTGAAAGGTAAGGGTGCGTGTGTGTGAGCGCGTAATTGGATGGTGTAAAATTTCCATCGTGCCAAAGTGTCGCCCAGCTGCCGTATCGGTTGCTATCAACCGTTGGCCTTAGTCTGAAAACTCCAGTATATTCGCTCCATACTTCCAATGCAGAAGTGCTTCCTCCGCTGTTTCTAAAAACCGTCAACAGGCTTGAGTATCCCGGATGTGTTACTGTATAATTTCCACTTTGGCGATTTATAAACGTGTTAATATCAGTAACGTTCAGGCTGTCTCTTAATTTAAAAATTGAATCGTTGACTGGCTCGTAGCTGTGTGTGTGGCTTGTGAGTGAGTAATCCGACCTACCAAGCAGTAGCCCTGCGTTTGCTGCGTAGGCTACCGACTTCGCTGCGTCCGCTGTGTTATCTGTGCTTCCTAGTCCGATTTCCGCTTTGGTGTAAGCTGGCTTTGTTGCCGCTTTAGCCCATTCAAAAATATCGGCACCCGTATAATGCGCTGACTGGCTATGGGCGTACCCGGTATTCCAGTTTGCAATCCGGGAGTCGCTGTCTGAAAGATATGGATGCGTATGTGCCAATGCAAACCCACCGTAATTGCCGAGGTCGTTGGTGAAAGCGGATAGTGTTGTTGGTTTTGAGGTCACCTCTCCCCAGCCCGGTGTCCAGTTGTCTGCTCTGTACGGATGAGTGTGTAAGTCGCTCTTCCCGTCTAGCGCTGTCTGCAACCCGGTTACCTGTGTGATGGTGTGCGTGTGCACGGCTGGAGCGAGTGCTGATTGGTTGATCCTTGCAAAGTGGGTACCATTGTACATGACAAGGTCGCCGTATACTGCGTTGGCGACGTCGTCCGCAACATCTGAAAGCTGCCAAAATGCCGTGGCCCCGCCTCCTCCGGTTCCGCCAGTGCTTGCCCCGTAGAATTGGATTGTTCCGTCCACAATTAGGTTTCCTAAAACTCTTAGGTTCCTGTCGATGCCGACTTCCCCGGTGCTCGTCAGTCCTGTTACTGTGAGTGGGATTGTTTTATTATATGCCGTGTTCCATTGTGTTGAATTTCCTCCTAATGCTGTTACTATACTTGAAAATACTCCAGTAATTGCTGTAAATTCCCAACTATTAAGATTTCCAGTTTGGACTGTCTGATAAGTTGAACCAGCAATATCTGTAAATGTTATAGTTGAGCTACTTCTCATTACAGGTGAAATTATTCCTGATGCTGTAACTGTACCTGAAAAAACAGCACTTGCGCCATTTATCACACCAGCTCTTATATTCTGCCAATTTGTTCCAGCGATATTTGTAAAGCCAATCTCCGAATTATACCGATGTGCTCCGCAAATAAAATCTATTGTTGCAACTGTCCCATTTACGTCCAGCGCTGTTGTTGGGGTTTTCCCGATGCCAAAATTTCCATTTCCCAGAACGGTATGAACTACCGCGCCGTTATTGGTTACTTTATATATTGACTCCGTTGCTGCTAATGCCTGAATGGTTGCTAGGCTTTTCTTTGTGCCATTTAAAATTATTGCTGCTGAATATGGAACTTCAGAACCGATTGTGCCAGTTATTCGCATAGGTGTATTGTCAATATCTGATACTCCGGATATGCTTAAGCCTCCAGCGGTTTGTGATAAAGCTCCAAGAACTCCAAAAGTACCTTCGTAATAATAATCTGTCATTCCATGAACTACATCGGTATCTGATAACGTAATTGCTCCATCGTGTATATGAAGTTTTGAGCGTAAAAGAGGTGCACCTAAATTAAGGGATGCTGCTGTAAATGGGACCGTTATAAGATTCAAATTTTTTTCAGTAAATACTTTCGTCCATGCAGTATCGAAAACGTTACTTACCCGGCCTCTGATCTGTATATCTTTTGATAATGCATTCAAATACAGTTGAGTTGTATGATTAGTGTCGCCACCCGAAATTGAAATTATTGACGAAGCATAATTATTACCAACCGGGGCATTGGTTGCTAAACCTAATCCAGAAAATCCGTTTGTAATAATAGTGTTAAGGTCACCGCCAAATTGTGGGTTTAATCTTGGGATGTAAACGTTGGTGTCGATTGTGCCATTTGCTTTTAAAAATTCAGTCGCGAGTCCACCAGTTTTTATAAACGATAAGGCACTTGTGCTACCAGTAAATGTTCCCGTTCCATTTACTAAAAATGCAGATGGACTTATCTTCATTGTTGCAAGTGCATCTAATTGCGCTTGTGTGTAAGTGGTTTGTAATGATTGACTTTTATTAGCAAATATTTCGATAACGCCCTCGTTAGCAAATAGAATACCTGTTATGTCTGTTCCAATAGCAGCATCATTTTTCCATAAACCTGAAACGGTGTCAAAAGACAAATTGCCTCCTATGAAACCTCTTGCGTAATTGGTTGCTACGATAAGTGGGGCTTGTAGTTTAAAGGTTCTTCCAACGCCCAATGTTGATGTTTGTGCTAAAGCACCGCCTGTTAAAGGAATATAATTTGTATCGTCATAGCTAATTGTCCCGGCTGTTGACTTCACAAAGCCAGTTCCGGAGAGCGCTGCTTGTTTCGCCGTCCATGTTGCAATTCGTGCATCAGAATCTGAAAGGTACGGATGAGCATGAATATCAGCTTTTGCATCCAAAATACCCTGCAAACCTGATACCTGAGTGATTGTATGGCCATGTACCGATGGTGCCAGGGATGATTGGTTGATCCTCGAAAAGTGGGTACCATTATACATGATCAAATCTCCATATACAGAATTGGCAACATCATCCGCCACGTCGCTCAATTGCCAGAGTGCTGAAGCTCCGGCGCCTGATCCTCCTCCGGTCCCTAAACCGTAAAACATGATTGTATCATCTACAATTAGTTTCCCGGTGATGTGAAGATCGTTGGAAACTGTAACGGCAGTTCCGTTCCAGCCCATTTTTTCAGTCCAGACCGGTTTCCCTGTTACTTCTCCCCATCCCGGAATCCAGGTATCCGGACGATAGGGATGTGTATGAGCTATCGCATATCCTATTTTTGCATGATCGCCCCAGCCAAAGGCGTTATTCCAGTTTGATATTTGCGGATCGGCATTCGATAAATAGGGGTGAGTATGAATCAGGGCATAACTATTCGCCAGCGTTAAAATACCTTGCTGGTCTACCGAAAAATAGTTTGACAGGGCTTTGAAAGGTTTGTTTTGGAGTTCACTCCAGGTTGCAGCTCCGATACCTCCGGATACACCATGAACCTGAAGTTTGCCATTGATTACAGAAATTGTTGACCCGTCAACAAGATCCGGAAGTGCAGAATTCCAAAGTTGTGCCATTGATAATTTCTGCCATGCCTGGGCAAAAGGGCTTTGAACAGCCAAAAGCAGACTGTCAGAATAAGGAGCTACCGGAAGCCCGGACAGTAACTCAGTTAAAAAAAAATCTGCCGGTACCTCCAATACCGGTAGGGGATCGAATGATCTGTCAAGATTTAATAACTGGCTTTCTGTTGCAAACCGGTAAGTAAACTCGTAGTCAAACAGGTCATCAGCATTTGAACTGACAATTTTGGAACCTGCAACCACAATTTGTCTTACTGATCCTTCATTATCAAGTAGGTATCGACGTTGCGAATAGAAGAAATCTTCTATCCACCTGCTTTCTTCGCTTGTCAGATATCCGGTCGATTGTTTGACTTCCCGGTTTTTACTGGTCTGATATTGCAAAAGCGAATCATCACCCATTTCTGCTATTAAATGCTCCAGTTTCTTGTCATCTTCATCACTGCCAGTCAATGAAATCGTGTCAATTCCTCCCAGGGTATTTGCCCAGATAAATATTTTCTCACCCACATCCGGATTTCTTAGGCAATAACGTTGGACATAGCTTAACCTGGTACCATCGTCATCTTCGAACCACACATCCCAGGCAATTGGGATTTTCTTTTCGGCTAAAGCATTGATTGATGCCCAGCTCACATCTACTGACAGTAGCTTTCCCGTGGCAAGTGATGCAAGCAGTATTGAGGCCTCCGAATTATCCAGGTAATATGTTTTTGCCTTAAGATTCCGGGGAGCATTGGAATAAACTGTCAGCCATTCAGGCTGGTGTTGAAGCACCTTTTTATCCTGTACCTGCCAGGAAAGAAAATGATTATTTGTAAACGATGTGACCATTTCCTGAAGCTCCGAAACGCCACCTTTGATCACCCGGAAGGCTATTGCTGTGCCATCAACCGTTGCTATAAAGTCAGCAACTCCGGCAACTTGTTCAGTGACTAGTCCGGTGCATGGTAAGCTAACTGACAGTACGCTGTCGACGATTGAATGAAGGTCAACTTCAATCTGATTGTTCGCTCCCGGTTGGTAAATTTCATCCAGAATCTGCTCTTCTCCCTTGTTTAGTTTAAGCGAAACTATTTCGCTGGAAGAGATGACAAACTTCCTGAGATTTTGAGAAAAGGAAAGCGAATCGGGTTGTTGAATGATCGTACTCATACAAATGAAAAATGTTATCCTAAGTCTGCTATTTTCACCGAAAGTATGGCAGCGGGAAGTGTTATAAAAGGACAGTTTTTGTAATGTGTTGCATCAAGGGTAAAAATTGAGGAAACAATATTTTTCCCTTTGAAAATCTTTATATTTGTAGAAAGAATTAATGTCATGAACATTCAAGCAAGAAAACTGGGTTTAATTGAGGAATTCCTTCGGATTAGTGATGAAAGTCTCATCATTAAACTTGAATCATTTATCAGGGAAGAAAAGAAAATATCTCATGAGAGGAACTTAAAACCCATGTCATTGAACGAATTCCACGATATGATTGACCAGGCGAAACTCGATAGTGATGCTGGAAGGGTTATTTCTCACCAGGATCTGAAAAAGAAGGTCAAAACATGGAAATAAGGATTGAATGGTCTGACTTATCTGAAAGACAACTCAAGGAAATATTTGATTACTATTCAACTGAGGTGAGTCTCTCACTCGCCAGAAAGATGATTAACCGAATAATCGATAGGGTCTCGATATTGGAAAGCAACCCATTTGCTGGTCCGAAAGAAGAACTTCTGAACGAATATCCCGAAGATTACCGATACCTTGTTGAAAGCAACTATAAAATAATTTACTGGAAAAAGGAAAACCTTATTACGATTTCATCTGTATTCGATTGCAGGCAGAATCCAGAGAAAATCAAGAAAATTTAGTCCGGTTTTCACTTCTATTTATACAGTAAACCCTTCTATCTTCACCATTCCGTAATGTGGCAATTCGAAGTTAATTTTATCCAGAATCACTTCGATTCCCTCGATGTTATATTTTTTATCCCATCGAAGCGCTAATACCTGTGGCAGTGTTAATTCAATGTACTTAATGAAACCGCGTGCTTTAAATGCTTTCCAGTTCAGAAACTCCTTGTAAACTTTTTCATAGAGGTATGCCGGTGCCAGGTACGGAGTCAATCCGATTGACCATCCGGCCGCTATTCCCCAGCAGTCAGCGGAAAGGTAAGGGATACCAACAGTGTTTACTTCTTTCCGGCCATGATAGATCGAAACAATTGTTTCTTTCATGGTTTCGAATGCGTAGGACCTGTTTAAGGGAGTCAGTTCCAGTTTTGGTAATGGATATCCGTCAGGATGCGCCACAGCCCCCGGAATTTTCAGGGCCAGTTCAACACTCTCGGCACCATTACCGGAGATGTATTCTTTTAACCGTCCAATCTGTTTCCACTCTTTTATTTCACCTGTAGTTACTGTGATGTAATCCGCATCCTGCGAAATAACATGAACAACTTCACCATCAATCGAAGGGACAGGAAGCCAGTCTACATCTTTATCCGGAATGTAATCTGATTTGGTATCGAGGTCAGAATCCTGGGATTTGAAACTTATTTTAAAGCCTCCGGCATTTCGTTCTTCGCTGTGCTGCCATCCGGCCAACTCAACCATTTTAAGATTGTCCACATTGCCGGGTGCAAAAATATTCTTTCTGAAAAGTATCCTGACTGTTTTCCTGCGCTCGTCAATGTCGTACATCAGGCAGAGCAGTTTTGCGATGTTGTCAGCAAATTCCAGGACCAGTACATCGGGCATGAGCTTCGCGTAATGCAGAATGTCTGTCTGTTCAAGCCCTGGAATTCCAAACCGGATTGACCCGTAAGTGACATTGATAATCCGGGAGAAAACGACCAGTTTACCAAACTCACTTGTTTTTAATTCGTCTGCCAGAACTGTGTAACCGGCACTTTCAAAGATCTTTTCAAGCATAAAACTGGCCCGGAACTGAAGCATATAAAGGTTTACATTTAGGCGTGTTCCTCCCGAATCGTACTTCAGTTTCCCTGTTAATTTGTCAATTTTATTCACATAGTCATTTACTGAAGTGGTGTTCAAAGCATCATTGATTGCGACGGGAGACACATAGTATTTCCCGTTTCCGTTTGTGTTTGCTGCATCCCATTCTGCCAGTTTTGCAGTAACCTGCTGGGTAGTATAGTACAAAGGAAGCCAGTTCTCGGAACCGTAATCAATATCTCCTAATTTTTTACCTGACATTTTACTCCTGAAAACAGTGTAACCGGATTTCAGGATAACCCCAATCTCATTTCTGGTGATCAGATCGTAATCCACTTCACCGCTGAAGACTTGCAGTCCCGAATCTTCGAGTACAAAAGACTGGTCTGCGATTTCTCCGGCTCTTTGAAGTTTGCCCGGCCATCCCAGGATCTGCTGATTTGGCAATGTTGGTACCGGAAACGGGTATGAAAATGATCCTGTATCTTCGTTTAATGCCGGTGATGATCTTTGAATACTGATCTTTGCATCCTGGGGTAGTGCGATTTGTTTGCCGCCTATGGTTAATTTCATTTCTTGAAAATTTTAGCGTTAAACCGGGTGATTTCCTCCATAGCGTCTGACAGGCTGTTGGTTCCATACCTTGGAATATTCGCCTGAATACCCGCCTTTAGCAACTTGTTCAATTCCTGCACAAGTTGCTTTAGTTCCGGATCTCCATCTCTTTTGCCGCTATCCTGTGCAACAGCGTAGGGTAGTGGACCGGAGGAAGCGCCTGAAGTATATCCTCCTGAAGAATATCCGCGTGACTGGTGAATTGTCTGCACAACCGGACTTAGTTCAAGACGTGCAAGGGTATGATTGCGTCTGGCTGTTTCAAAAAGACTGATCAGCGGCTGAAGTCTGGGGTTGTTAACTCCCTCCTGCGGGATCACATATTCTCCTTTGTGAACCACGCCAGCCGGTTCATACTTTCCGCCTTCGCCGGTGAAGCCTCCGATGTGCAGCGATTTCATTCTGTTCCTTTCCGATACGGACATAGCCACTTGTACGGCACCTGTTGTTCCGATAAAGGCAGCTGCAATAGCTCCGGCAATCGGTCCGAGTTGTGCAAACGACTGCATAATTCCCAATGCAGTCGCCGAGATGATTTGTCCGATGGTAACGACCATATTTGCATCGGCGTATTTCTTTTTGATCTGCTTCTTTTTCTCTTCGTTATCACCGGCATCAGCCAGTTCAGCCTCCATTAATACGCTCACGAAGTTGGCCGCAGCTGTGGTTACCTCCTGATATTTCTTTGCACCTTCTACCTGCTTTTCCAGCTTTTCATCGATTGCCTTTTTCTGAATTTCAACAATTTTATCCTGGAACTCCTGTTCGCTGATCAAACCGGCTTCATGTTGAGCCATGAGCAGGGTTTGCTGACCCTCCAACGTTTCGTAATATTTTTTCAGCGCATAGTCACCTGCCTCGTCAACTTTCTCCTTTTCAGGAGTCATCATTTCAGTGAGCAACCTGTTCGTATCCTTTGCATCAGCCATTTCATCCTCAATCCCTTTCGCCAAAGCTGCTACACCATCTTTCCCCAGTTTATTGAGTTCTGTCCGGATAGCATCCTTTTGCTCTTCATTATCCAGTTCGAAGAATTTGCGGAGCTTTTCAGCATCTTTTTCAGCTTCGGTTTTTTTGACCTTTTTACCCTCGCTACCTGAACCATCACTTTCATCGGGATCATCGTGGTTTATTGGGGTTACAGGTTTAATTTGTTTTGCTGAAGCTAAAAGTGCTTCTCTCTTATCCTCAAAAAGTTTGATTTGTGAGTCAGTAAGATTCAATTGTTTCTGGTAATGAGCGATCTCCTCCTGGTTCTCTGACGCCATTGCTTTTTTGAGGCCCTCGCCATAAGTTTTTCTTGCCGACAATAATCCGGAAAGCTGCTTTTCCACATAAGGAAGAGTATCGTATTCCTTTATTTCGGTGTCAAGCCTGGTGGAAGCTGTGGTTATCTCTTCCTGCCTTTTTTTATAATCCGAGAGTGTGAGGTTTAACTGATTGTACTCTGCATTAAGGGCGTTAACCTCTGCTTGTTTCTTTTTGCCATCGGTACGGTAACTCTCCTTTTCAATCTGCACCAGGCGTTCTTCGATCGCCAGTTTTCTTTCTTCCGCCTTTACGGCTGCATTGTTGATGGCTTCCCCTTTTGCCTTGAGGGCAGCAAGCCTAATTTTCTCGCTGTAATGCGTATTTACCTCCGCCAACCTAACCGCCAACAGTTCATTGCTTATTTTTTCATTTTCGATCATCCCCAAAAAGGCAGGATATTGATCTTTCAGCTTTTTAATCAGTGTCCCCCGAAGTTCTTCATTTTCGTTGGTCCGGATGATGGAACCAACCATTGCATTCAGGTTATCACGCTCTTTAACAATTTCCGAGGAGTAACCATTGAGCAACATTTTTTCTTCTTCGAGGATTTGGTTATTTGCATTGGCGGCAGCAGCGGCTTCCTTTTTCTTTTGTGTGTAATATTGAAGGGCTGAAGCTCCGGCTATTATTGCAGTAGTGAGAAGACCGATCGGATTCAGCTTCATGGTATTGGTCAGTACACGAAGTGCCTGGTTCGCTCCCCGGAGATTCCCTGTTAGGACCATCATCGCTGCAGCCCATAATTGGGTGACCACAATTTCTGCCGTTGTGATGATGGCATGTGCTTTAGAGGCAATGATCTGACTAAGTGTGGCCTGGTTGGATCGGTTGATCCACATTGTCTGAAGTTTCACAGCGAGCGTATAGCCAACAATAGCCGCGGTTGCGGTAATAATTGTTCTTCCGTAAACGGTGAAAACATCCACCAGGACAGAAACAAACTTTAGTGTCTTTCCAAAATAACCGGTAACCAGCGACATCGCAGGTGCCAGCTTTTCTCCCAGTTCGATCGATACGATGTTGATCCTGTTTTTTGCCTGCGCCAGTTTGGCGTTGTTGTTATCGGTATTAATCGCTGCCTGTTCGATGGCAACATTGGTTCCGGTTACCGCTTTCTCGTATTTCTTCAGCTCTTCAACATTGTTGATCAGAATTGCCGCTGTTGTAATATTCTCTTTACCAAACATTTTGGTAAGCTCTGTAATACTGAGGTTTTTCTTACCCAGGTTTTCCAGGGCAGTTGTCATACCGACAATTGAAGGGTTGATATCATCAGCTCCCTGTTGTAAATCAAGCAATACCCCTTTAAGTGATCGACCAGCAATTTCAGGCTGAGAAATCCGCGGGGCAAGCGTCTCGATGGTGGCTACCATGGTTTCAATACTAAGACCTGCATCAGCGGCAACGGTACCAGCTTTTTCAAATGCGGTGGTCAGGTAAGGTATCTCACCGGCGCCTTCTTTGGAACCAGCACCAAGCGCATTAATGATCCGGCGTGCCTCTGATGCCGGAACATTATACTGGTTCATAACCATTGTAAGCGCTTCAATCGCAGGTTGCAGTGTTGTTTTAGCTGCATTACTAAGGATAATTGCTTCCTGAGTTACTTCCGCCAGTGCCTCCTTGTTCTTGAGTAACTCCGGGCGTGCCGATCCTGTTTTTGTGAAAGCATCCACAATCTCCTGGGCACCCTGTGTTACCCGGATTCCTCCTTCGAGCGTGGCGGTGCTTAAATCTTTTGCCTTCTGTGACAGCCAATCGAGTGATGAACCGGCAAGTCCGGTAAGAGCCGAAAGGTTGTCAACACGCTCTTCGTAATCGTTAAAGGTTTTAACCAAAGCCTTAAAACCCATGATCAGGCCAGTAATTGATGCAATGGCCGCTGTAACCAGTGCAAAGTACCTGTTGAAAGCATCACCCATCCTGCTTAGGCTCCATGATCTTGAAACCGCAGCAATTTGCTGGTTGTGTTCAGCCAGGATACTCCGTAAATCACGAATGCGACGTGCGTGAGCAATGTACTCCTGGCTCCCGAGTGTCATCCGTGCCTGTTCATTCACAAGTCTTGTCATCTCGGCCCGAATGCTCCTTACATCATTGCTAACCTGTTGCCCGTTAATGAATAGATTGATCCTACGGTTGTAACTTGTTGCCATTTTTGTTGTTTTTGGCTAATTTACTGGAGGAGTATGGAGGGGGAAAGGACAGATTTTAGTTACGCCCAGAGCAACAAAATGACATATGCACTTGATGAAAATAATTATGAAGAAAATGTAACATTAATGAAATTAATACGTATCGACATTCATTTAGTAAAAAAATGGAATTAGGTAGGATTGATTTGCAGATAAGCGAGATGAAGTAAAGTACTATGAAAAACATAGCAGATTGAAAACAATTGAAGTACATGAAAGTACTGTAAACTTTCCGCTATTTAGTAGTTGGGCGTCACCTTTGTAATTACTAATCAAAAAGATAAAACTATGGACTCAAATCAGACTAGAAGAGACATTATTAGAAAGTTAACATTTGGAGCTCTAAGTGGAGTTATTTTTACAAATCTTAGCTGCACTAGTAAAGGAGAAAGTCCTGTGACTGAAACTAATATTGACAAACCTTTATCTCCTGTTTTAACTAAGGCTGGGACAACTGTTAAAGCGAATGACGGCATTGACTTTGGATTCAAAATAAGGAGTAACCAGACCAATGGACAATTTAGCTGTACTGAAGAAACACTTCAACCAAAAACTCTGGGAGTTACAGTTCACATGCACGATAAATTGGACGAAATAATGCATGTTTTGGAAGGGACTGTTCATGTTCTTGTCGGGGACGAAGTTTTTGAAGTTAATGCTGGTGACTGGCATTTAAGACCTCACGGTATTCCTCACGCTTATTGGAATCAGACAGATAAACCAGCTAAGTTCAATGATATGTTTCTAAATCAGGACTTTGATAATTTTTTGGACGAAATTATTAGAACTGTAAATAAGTGCAAGACGGAGAACATTTCACCTGAGTCAAAGGAAGCACAAGATTTATTTGAACCAGTTGCAAAAAAGTATGGGTTTACTAACTATCCAGACAGGACACCAATGTTATTGGAGAAATACGGATTAAAAATGGCTGAAATTTAAGCAGGGGGGACAAAGGCGAACGCCCGGCAATCTCAGGTTGTGAAATCCGGGGAGCCAGTGTCTCGATGGTGGCTACCATCGTCTCAATGCTCAGACCTGCATCAGCGGCAACGGTACCTGCTTTTTCGAATGCGGTGGTCAGGTAGGGTATCTCACCGGCGCCTTCTTTGGAACCAGCACCCAGCGCATTAATGATCCGGCGTGCCTCTGATGCCGGAACATTGTACTGGTTCATCACCATGGTCAGCGCTTCAATCGCCGGTTGAAGCGTTGTCTTGGCTGCATTGCTTAAAATGATCGCCTCCTGCGTTACCTGGGCCAGTGCCTCCTTGTTCTTGAGTAACTCCGGCCTTGCCGATCCTGTCTTTGTAAAAGCATCCACAATTTCCTGGGCGCCCTGTGTTACCCGGATTCCACCTTCGAGTGTTGCGGTACTTAAGTCTTTTGCCTTCTGCGACAGCCAGTCGAGTGACGAACCTGCCAGACCGGTGAGCGCCGAAAGGTTGTCAACCCGCTCTTCGTAATCGTTAAAGGTTTTGACCAAAGCCTTAAAACCCATGATCAGGCCGGTAATAGATGCTACAGCAGCTGTAACCAGTGCAAAGTATCGGTTGAAAGCATCACCCATCCTGCTTAGACTCCACGATCTTGAAACCGCAGCAATCTGCTGGTTGTGCTCTGCCAGAATGGTCCGAAGGTCCCGTATCCGGCGTGCATGCGCAATGTATTCCTGGCTGCCAAGTGTCATCCGGGCCTGTTCATTCACAAGTCGTTGCATCTCGGCACGGATGCTTCTTACATCATTGCTAACCTGTTGCCCGTTAATGAATAAATTGATTCTTCGGTTGTAACTTGTTGCCATTTAAGATTGTTTCTGGCTAAGATAATAGCATGCAAAGGGGAGGGAAAGGACAGATTTTTTTTAATGGCAACAAGTACCTTAAAAAATCGCGAAGACAAGAAAATATCAATTACTCTCAACGCCATTTATCTGATCAATAGATATATACTTACTATATTGTTGATCACAAGGTTAAAAAACACTTTGTCTGTACATTAAAGTAAGGGTTATTACCATTGTTTTTCCCCCATTAATGAGGGTTTACCAGTCAATTATGAGGGTTTACACTAATTCCGGTGTCCTGATTTTAATTCAATTTTACAGATATTAATTTGTTGTCAATTGCTTTACCCTACCTCGTGTAAGACCCTAATTTTATAAAGTATTGTTAGTTAGTTTGGTTTTTAGTTTTTAGCAGGATGGAACCTTCACGTTTCGTCCTGTTTTTTTTGCCCATCACGATCCTCTTTAGGCTTATTTGTTTTCCATTGAACTAAAGGTTGAAAACTCCTTTCCTATTCGTGATAAAAAAAGGAAACGAATATTTGATTTTGCCGTACGTATAAGCAATTGTTAATTGCAGCCTTCTAAAGATTGCAAAAGCATTATACTTAACGAAGTATTAAAAATAAGAATCATGTGTTACAACATTGCATACATGGAAAAGAAACTGCTGAAATATGCAGAACGTTACAAAGAGGCTTTACCTGATAACGCTATCAGACAAGCTATCCAGAATGAATTACCCGCCTATTATTTTGTGAGTGGATTCTCACATCCGCAGTTGCCGATCATTAAACATGACGGAATATTTTCCTTTGAATGGGGGCTTATTCCATTCTGGATCAAGGATAACAAGGCAGCCAAAGATATACAGGACATGACGTTAAATGCTGTTGGGGAGACTGTATTTGAAAAACCATCCTTTCGAAACAGCATTACCACAAAGCGGTGTTTACTTGGAATTAACGGTTTCTATGAGTGGCGCGACCTGAATAAAGTGAAGTACCCTTACTTCATCCACACTAAAAGCAGTGACATTTTTTCCCTGGGCTGCATTTATGAATCGTGGGTTGACAAGGGCACCGGCGAAATCAGAAATACGTTTAGTATTTTAACGACTCCTGCAAATCCCCTGATGGAAAGTATTCACAACCTAAAAAAGCGAATGCCGCTTATTCTTTCGCCGGAGGATGAAAAGAGATGGATTGAACCAAATTTGACGCAGGCTCAAATCAATGATCTTATAAAACCATACCCGGAATCAGACATGTCCGCCTACACTGTTTCGCAGAATGTAAATAGCGCAAAGAACAACCGTAATGTTGCTCAGAGTCTGGAGAAGGTTGATTACCCGGAATTGAGTTTTTTTTAGATTTAACACACTTTTGGGAACAACGTCCTTAAAACATGATTATATTACAATCAAAAATTTGATTAAAATATAATCATGTGTGAGAAGTTTGTTTTGGCGAGTGACCTTCAACGAATTGAGGCCCGGTTTAATGCCCACCTCGATCCAAATACTGTTGAAATATCCAAATTGTACGCCGTTTCTGGTGGTGATAATACCTATGTCATCACTTGCCAGGATCCGCACCAGTTACAGGTATTCAAATTTGGGATGACGCCATTTTATGCGAAAGAACCGATGAATCTCCTAAATGCGAGGGCTGAAGGGGATAAAAACAGCGTTAACGATCCAGGATACAATGGATCGAAAGCCATCTTTTTGAAACAAGCCTTTCGGAAACCCATTCAATTTCAAAGGTGCCTTGTGATTGCTGATGCCTACTACGAATGGTCCACTCAGAATAAACCCTATCTTGTCTATTTGCGAAATAAGAAAAGACCATTTGCCTTTGCCGGATTATACGATCAATGGAAAAACCCGGATACGAAGGAAACTGTTTTCTCATATACAATTATTACTACAACGGCCAATCCGTTATTGCAAAGCATCGGCGTTAAAAGGATGCCGGTAATTTTATCAAGATCGGAGGAAATGGAATGGATAAGAGCATCGAACCATTTATCTGATGTATTAGGATTGCTTAATGCTTACCCGTATGAAAAGATGAATGCATACCCGGTTTCGGAAATGGCAACGATGGAGGGTATAAATGATCCCTCCATGTTGAATCCAATTGGGGAAAAACTTTTATCAGAAATAAAACCAATTCCTGTTCCGAGGGAACCAGCTAAGGAAAAACACACTTTCCTAACCATGGAACAACGAATTCAGCTATCCAAGCCTTACAATGAAGCCCAAAAAAAATAGGTTTGGAATTCTTTCCTGTTCTTTTATTATTTATTAACTAAAAAACCTTTAGGAAGTAATTATAATGGCTCGATAATTGTAATAATCTTGATGTTAGGTTTAGTTAGGTTAGTTAGTTTGGTAAAAGGATGGAACCGCCTGGTTTCATCCTTTTCAACATTAATAGGGCAGACACATGATATGCCCTTAATCTATGCATAATAATCAAGTCCCCACAACTTTTTAAATTGATCCACGAAAATGCTTCACAGGTCCTTTCGAGAGCCCGGCAGGTTGGTTCCAGACAATAAGCAGTACACGCTGACATCCTCATGAGAGTCTTAGAGTTTGATTTCTGGCCTTACCGTTTGAGGTTTTTATCACGTTCTCTCCAAAGTAGATAGATAGATCGCCTGAATGTAGATCGTGGGTTATTCCACGAACAGTAACAGCCAGAATGGAATCTATCAGTGCAGGGGAATCGGCACTGGCCAGGTAATCCTATTGTCACTTCCAGCAAAATGACACATTTACAACATTTTCAATGCGTAGTACTAAACTTAGCATCTGAGAAGGAACCACAGATTGCAGCGATCTACTGCCAATTGGCTCTTGGAATAGGGGGGCAGATTTAATGTATACAAGAATTATTGGGACATAAGAGTAGTAAAACTACTAAGAAATAGCCAGAAGTAAAATCAACAACGAAGGGGAATTCCCCTTCGTTGTATCGAAAATTAACGTCTAACTAAAAACTACTAACAAACTAACTAATAATCATTTTCATATAAACAAAAAATATCATCAAAGTAAAGAAATTAAGAATTAGATTCATTGAAAGTTAAATGACATTTTATCCCAAAAATGATCGCAAAAGACTGCATTTCTGCTTGTCCTTCAACTTTTTAATAGCTTTTTCTTTAAGCTGACGAACCCTTTCGCGGGTATATCCTGTTTTTATACCGATTTCTTCGAGGGATAAAGCCATCTCGCTTTGCAATCCAAAATAATAGCGTAGAATAGTTTTATCAAGATCAGGTAATTTTGCAAGAAGCCGGTCAATTTCAATTTTTAATGAACCATTTACGAGATCCCTATCCGGACTTACAGCATCCTTATTGACAAAAATATCCACCATTGTACTATCACTTTCTTCGAATATCGGGGCATCAAATGATACCGGAAAATCTGAAATATTTAAAGTATCCTCTACAACTTTAACTTGAAATTGGAGCAATTCGGCAATCTCCTCCGGCATAGGTTCACGATTATATTCCTGTTCGAGTTTGGCAAACGCGTTGCTCACCTTTGTAATTGGATTACTCCTGTTCAACGGAATACGTACAATCCTTGCACTTTCGGAAATACCCAGCAATATCGATTGCCTGATCCACCATACTGCATAAGAGATAAACCGAAGTCCTCTTGAATCGTCAAATCGTTCGGCCGCTTTTATAAGGCCAATATTTCCCTCATTAATTAAATCGGAAAGTGTTAAACCCCTGTTTTGATATTGTTTTGCAACCGACACCACGAAACGAAGATTCGCGGTAACCAGGATCTCAAATGCCTTGCGATCACCTTCTTTCGTCCTTTGTGCAAGAAGAGCCTCATCATCAACTTCTAAAAGGCGAATCCTCTTAATTTCATTGAAATAAAGTTCCAGAGATATTGAATCTCTGCATGTGAAATTCTTTGAAATCACCAATTGTCTCATAATAAAGAGGTATTTAGGTTATAAAGACAAGATTACGAAGAGAATTTTTTTAGTCTGGATATAATAACAAAAATAAATAAAATTAATTAAAAAAGAAGTCGCAATTAAAAATATTTATTCTTAGCCGTTTCCATTTTTCTAATAGCCAATTTAAAATATTGTTATTTGATTATTCACAGCGGGCTTCCGGACATTTACTATGCCAATCGGATAAATTACACAGCCTCATGGAACTTTTACAAACCGATTTGGATAAAAAAGGCAGGTTAACACAAAAAAACTGGCACTTGAATCCGCAGAAAGACAATTAGGCCTGCCCTTAACTTATCATCATCCTTGTTGCATTCAACACCGCATCAGCATTAATTTCAGCAAGTTTGTCAGCTAGTTCCGGAAGGGTTTGTTCCAGTAAGGGATTAAACCATTCATTTGGAAGTCGGGGACGTGGATCATCTCCCCACCAGGTTGGTTGACGGGTGGCCGGATCTTCCGATTTGGCAGTGCGAACAACCATACCACCTTGCATTTCGTATCCACGACCTACACCTTTATGGACAAACACACCATGTCGTTCGAAAGTGTAGGTTACTCGGTCGATTACTCCATATTGTTTCTTTGTCACCGATTTGATACTGTCACCAAGGTTTTTCTCAATTCGCCCGGGACGGTTTGTTGTTCCCCGTTTGCCATGATCAAACCAGGAAGTTCGGTCCCTTAACTTGCGTTGCACCATTGATGCCCATCTGGAAACCGCTTCATTCTGTGCTTTTGCATCGAAATCGCTTCCATATATTCCGCTTTGAGTTATTGCCATTGATTAAGCTATTTAATATTCCGGTACAACGACATCAATATTCCACCTCTCCGGATTTACATCACTGCAAAGAGGCGAGGAGATCGTGAAAGTGCACCGGACACCATAGTTCTTATCGTTCTCATTCGCGATCAATGCCACATTTACACTTCCCAAATCGAAATCACGGATAGCCATGGCATTCGGATTGCGTTTATCGCTTTTAATACGAATGATGATATCATCACAAATAGTTTCCAGCTGATCCCAAAGCTGGTGCATTGCATCGAAATCTCCGATATCGTTCAAATGCCCCAACAGCATAAATGCTCCGGATCGTTCCTTCATTACATTATCACTTTGTTTGTCAGTAAGCGAATAGCGGTAACCTTCCAATATCAAGGCAGGATAGTTTACTTTTTTGAGCCCGGTAAGAACTTCATCAAGTTCGAAACGGTAGAAGTGTTTTTCATTGGAGGAGTGGCCAATAGCTACATGCTGGGAAGCGATGGTTCTGAAATATTGGATCAGGTCGGAGAATCTTGTTATCATTAGGAATTGAATTAAACGGATTTACGTACACTCTCTTTGTATTTGGTGGTGAGATGTCTTAAAACTGTATGCAATGGAAGTTCGGCATACCGATCCCGGTTAATTAAGTCATCTCCAACAAACGATTCAAAAAGTTTCAGCCACGCGGATTGCTTTGGACGGATGCCATCTGCCCGGGCGATATCGGGATCACCAGAAGATGTCTGAAAAATTAACGGATAAGCTTTTTGCAGCCAGATCATTACCAATGAGTAATTAAATGCAATTGCTTTTCGGATATCCAAATCTGTATTAGCGATTTTCTCTACTCGATTTGGAATCGATTCGTTTGCAAATTTTTCATTGGATGGAAGATAAAGCGAAGCGATGAAATTATTCAACACCTTTTCATCCTTCGTTGACATCCAATCGTTGTAATACGATTCCGTAAAAATAAACTGACCGAAAGTCAACCCGGCAAGTTTTGGTTTGGGAGAAACGAAATCAGTTCCTGGTATTCTCCCAATGATAAAAGCAGAATGCGAATTCCCGGCTTGACCGACAAAATCAATTCCTTCTGAGAGTTTGAAGAGCTCGAAAGGGGAGAGTCTTTTAATCAGCTTTTGCCTTATTCCGGTAAGTATTGAAAGGAAACGAAAGTCAGGTTCGGTTCCATTAATCATTCGTGAAATGGATATAAACTGCCGCTCTGTCAACTCAGCCCAGGATGAAGGAGTCTTACTTATTGCTCTCCGTTTGAAAAACAGACACGGGTATTCTATTGCAATATCGATCATGTTTAGCACTGATTACACTGATTCAAAATGATTACACGGATTGGTTAAGCCCAAAAGGTTTTCTTGTTTGTGTTGTCACGCCGGAAAACTTTTCCGGTTGATGGCGTTATGTTGGTCCAATCTGAAGCATTAGCGGCCAGATAGGAACGGAGCTGATCGAGATAAGCATTTCCGGTATTTCGGTTACGTTTTACAAGAATCGCAATCCGATCGTTAGCTGAAGGTTTCCGTTCGGTGTCGTTGTTGTAACCTGCTGCGGTCGAAGTAAAGAAAAGACCGTTGTCTGTCAGGTCTGCGCCACTCTCTTCCATAAGCAGGGCAGAGGCGAGGTAAGCAATGGGTTTCCGGATATACGGAAGTATGGCTTTTACTTTTGTGTCCGGATCTGTCTTAGCCATCTCCGATTTTACGAAAGTAAAAGCAGTAGTTCCCAGAATGGTTGAGACTTCGCTATCTTCAATCAATTGCATATGTGGCTTCATCCGCAGGAATGTCAGCCTGCTTTTATTGATAAAAACGATCTCATTGAAAATGTCTGTTGTCGGGATAAAAGCTGATTTTAAAAGTGTGTTAGCGGATGATGCAGCGAATTCTCCAAAAGCTACATTGTTTGTTTCCAGGTATTGCAGAACCGTGTCGAGACAATTGAAACCGTTTGTACGAAAGTAGGATTTGAGATTTTCTTCCTGGTATTTAAAAAGTCCTTTCACGTTTGTAGACTCTGTACGTTTGAATCCTCCATCGGAGATATGGGCATTCAACAGATCGAACCCGATGCAGTAGGCGATATGGATAACTGCCGATTGAACCAATCGGAGTAATTCAGCTGTTTTTAGCTGAACTGCGGATGGATTGGAGATTGCATCCATTTCGTAAAATTCTTCCAGTTCCTCATACATCGCGACTCCGATTACAGGAACCAAATAATCTCGCTCTGCATTGAGGATATGCGGTGCGACACTGTCGAAATCGGAGGAGGAACTGACAGGGAGAAACTCGCGGATCTCCTCCATTTTTTGGTTTTTAGCTTTTGTGAATAACATGATTTTAAAGGATTACACGGATTACATTGAAAAAGAATTACACGGATTAAGGCGAATTTCACGAATGGGAACACATTATGAGAGCGTCTTAGTCGTGCCGGAGCCGGTGTCGAGCGTAGTGAGTACCGTGTTCCGGAATCGCCATTCGATATCTTCTTCTGCACCGTTGTAGCGGATAAAAAGTTCAAGCGGATCAAGGAGGTCCTGGCGATCGAGCCAGCAGTTGGCAATGTTCACAAGATATGCTTCGCGAATATTGCTGCCTCCCTGGTTCCCTGCATAAGTTCCTCCGGGCATTCCCGCACCAAGGACGTTGGGATTGACCATGATCGAAAACATGATTTCGGAGTTGGCAGCTGCTGAAGTCACAAGGTTCTGTTCGTTACTCAGTTTGTTTTCGAGAGGCTTGATGATCCATTGTTCTTCTGCACGTCCGTTCTGGGGATTGATCTCGAAGAAAGTGAAGATCGGTTTATCGGCATTATCAGTGCCACAAAGATTTGCTTCAATACTGTCCATATAGTTTTCGATGGACTGCTTCCTTGATTCAGTATCCGGAAAATCTGTTTTCGGGAACTGTTTATCCCAGAAAGCATACGGTATTTGAATATGCCATTTCCAGGTAATCTGGTTTTCGTAGGCTTTTTTCAGAAACGAAGGAACTTTTTTCGCAATATCGATCCATCCGGCAAGGTATGCAGCCCACCAAATGGCTGAGCTGTAATATTCACCATTGCCCCAGCTATCGCGGATCACATAGATAAACGATTTTCCGGCAACCTTATTTCCGTATCGGCGGCGTTGAAGATCTGCAAACGGATCATATTCGTCAAGCACATCATAAACCTGGTAAAATCCTTCGGATGGTGTATCGGGCCATTTTCCGGATACAAAACATTGGGTGATCACACCGTTTTGATCAGCCATGCTTAAGCGGCAATATTTTGCATTGATGGTATTGATCCCTACAATCTGACTGCCATCTGCATTCATCAATATTTGCACAAAAGCGCAACCAAACTTGAGGTAATCACGTAAAGCTTTGGACATAAACCTTCGGATCAGCCTTGAGTTGGCAAGCGTGATTAGTGATTTATCTTTTACTCGTTCAAGGATCTCATTCCCTTGTTCATCGTAATCGGACACTTTACAAGCAAATATGCCTTGACCCATCGTGAAGTTACGCGTAAACTTCAAACCGGTATTGAGAACACCAACACAGTTAATGATTTCATCGGCCTTTTTTGGAAAATCGTTGGCGGGACCCCACGCTGATACCTGAATATTCCCGACTGTCAGTTTATCCTCATCCGGATTTTTAGGTTGTGAGGTGTTTTTTGGCTTTTCGACGGGTGTGCCGGTGGTGGTTGCCTGGTAGCTTTTTCCATAAGCTATCAACGGAACACCCGATTTATTGAAAAGAATATCTGCCATTATAGTTTGATTTTCTTTCCGTTCCACTCGATAATTCCGTCAATATGTATGGGGGTTACATGACCTGAAGCATTATTATCCTTGTCAACTGGCAGAACTCCTCGAATTCGGTTTTCTTTACCATTGAATGGAAGTCCAGCGGCCACAGCTTTTGGGATAAAGACGAGTTCGCCATTTTTCTTAACAAACTTGATTGTGAAGGTAATTTGTTTACCGTCATGGGTTTCCTTACTCTCATACACTTTAAGTGCCAAGTTGCGACGGATGGATT